CTTTCTTCTTACTCGCTAGATTATCTAATTTTTTACTAAACTCTTGTACCATATTATAAGTTAAATTAGCATTGCTATATAAATTATCATATGAATCATATAAACCTTTAATACCGTTTTCAATATTAGCTAATCGCCTATCAATATCTAAGGTACTATTTTCTAACTTGTTTAGCTTTTTACGTTTAGATAAAACCTTAACTCTTGTTTTGTGTTGTTCGTAAGTGTCAACTGACATAGCTCTATCTACTGTGCTAATAGACCAGTTTAACATTTTTGCTATATCTTTATCGCTGACCGCATGCTTCTGCAGCATCTTAACGCTATTAAAATCTCCTTCACTAAATGTTCTCATCTAGTCCTCTCTTTCTATATAATTAACTTTAATCTTAATAGTTTTGCCCGACCTATTAGCAATTAATTCTGCTAACTCAATTCTTCTTGGCTCAATAACTTTTTCAAAATATAGCTGTAAACCGTGCATTGGTTTAATGTCTCTTATCAAAAATCTATCTGTATTCATTATTCTACCCAACTTCCATTCTTATTTAAGATTGCATTGCATTTATCACAAACTAAAGTCATTAACCAATCTTCATGTTCATAAAATCCAAAATCAACTTCATCTTCTTCTGCACCGTCATGATTGCAACCAATTAAATAGCCATCTTCAAAGACTTGTACTGTAACCAGTCCATCACTACTTTGCAATTCGTTTATTTGAATATTCATCTCATTAACTCCGCAAAAGTTACGTCGTAATACTTTTTACCGTGTTTTTTAGCAACTAATTTACCTTTTCTATTAATGTCATTAATATAAGGTTTTGCAAGTAGTTCTGCAAATTCTCTGCTATATGTACCATACATATATTTTTCTTTAATTCTAGTCAACATTTCCATGTTACTATATTTAGTTAATATTGTATTATTCATGTTTTATACCCTTTCTATTAAGTATATTTTAATTATACACCATAATTAAGAAAAAGTAAAACTTTTTTCTACATTTTGTAGTTTTTCAATAGTCTATTAGATTCAAGATACTGTATCATTTCACCACCGTATGTAATTATGTGGTTCAAAGCGTTCTCTGCATTGTCTTCAGTCAAAAACTTTATACCATACCCGTAACAAATATGTTCTTTTAATTTTTTAGCTTGGCATAATGCTTCACATTTATATGGGTTGTGGCAAGCATATCTTCCTATATTTGCTGATGGTATTAATAACTTATAATAATCTAATTGTAATGAGTCAACATAAGAACTTGCTCTACCAGTTCCACATTTGTGGTCTTGTAAAATTATATTGTCTCCTTCTTTGCACTGTAAGTCTATCACACCTCTTAATAATATCTGATATTTGTCTCCCATATCTATAATTTTTTGGTACTTAATCTCTGCTTTTGCATCTTCTAACTCTTGCCCGCCAAGTTCTGGTGGGGCTTGTGCATATTCAAGTATATATTTTTCCCATTTTTTATGAAAAATTTTTCCTAGTTCCATGTAAGGATTTTCCGGTAAAGGATTCCCCAAATAGAGAGATATTGCGTCTTCGTATTCGCCCTTCGACCACGCATTAAGTATTGAGTATGATAATTTTATAGTCTTCATATTTTTATCTTTCCTAAGTCATAATTTTTATGGCAACTTTTACACAAACGAATCCAATCACTTCTTATTCTTTTATAATTACCACTTTTATTAGCCCAGTCTATATATCTACCAGTTAAATTGTCTTTGTTACAATATTCACATATCTTTGGTGCACCATACCAACGTCTAACCCACTGATGTATTGCATAATAACTTGCTGAATCTCCCTTCCAGTTTTTGTTATCTATGCCTATTTGTCTATGCGCATTCTTTCTAATATTATCTTTATGAGCTTCTGTAAGTGGTCCTGTATTTTTTCCTTTTAATGCTAGACTAATCTTAGTTTTTGTGATATCAGACGCAATATATTTTTTCATCTTTTCTATAGTTTCTTTAGAGGCCTTTTTGCCTTTGTTCCAAGGAGCACGCCCCATGCCGCTTTCACTTATATTTTTTTTATGATTCTCACTTAATTTTACACCCGTTTTGACATTACTCATCTTTTGTTTTGTAATTTTAGTATGTTTCTTACCATAAAATGGATTGTTTTTTCCCGATTTAGATAATCTCATTTTCTTTTTCGTTTCTTCACTATGTTTAAAGCCTTTAGGCATTGGCATATTTAACTCCTATAAAAGGCAGCCCAACCGCTAAGTAAAAGCTGCCTATTAAAAAAGTTAAAATCTTAGCGGTTGATTTCATATTATTATTATATACTTTTAAATATAACTTGTACATTATTCTTTTATGTTAATTCTTATTGATGTCCCACGTTCCATATTATAATCAACACCCTTTGGCAATTTACCATTATCTTTTATATACTGATTGATTATTTTTGTGTTAGCAGTCTTTTTAACAACAACAAATTCAGCTTCTACAGCGTCTGTTATATTAAAAACATTGTTTGTAGGGCTTTTAGTTATTTTGTAATTTTTTCCAGACACGGCTTCCCATTTATCGGTGTATAAAGCATTCGCCTTGCTTGCTATTAAACCTTTTGCATCAGCTTCTATAGATTTTATAGAATCCATAATATCAGCAACTTGTTTTTTAACACGCTCGAACTCTATTAATTGTTCAAATAGTTGTTGGTTATCATTCAAATCTAAGGCACTCTCAATGGTCTCTCGTAACTTTTTTATATCAACTTTTAATTCTATATCAATTACATCATTCATATTATTTTACAACCTCTGAGTCATTAGTTAATACTTCTTTATTCTTTTCTAATATACGCTTAACACCCTTCTCTTTGTCTTCATAAGAGTCTACTATTGTAATATCCATAAACTCGTCCGCTTCGTACACATCACTTGCCACTCCTAATAGGCTTGCACACTTTTTAAAAGCGTCTGTGGCTGCTGCTTTTAAGTCATTACCAAAATCTAGCGGTATAGGCATACCAGTAAAATCATCTATTTTCTTTTTTCTGTCTGGGTACTTGCCAGTCATTAGCCATTTAACTTCTGCTCTACCAAATTGTACTTTTCTTATTGGTATAACATTTCCATCTTCATCATTTACTCTACAAGTTAAAATACCCTTAACTGTTATAACACCTGTTTTGCTGGCTACATTAAATGCTTCTTCAACAGTGGTCTCTACATCAAAGTCCCAGTTAAAACCAAATACACTATCTAATACTTTACGTACATAACTGCCCTTAACATAAGTCCAATTTCCACCACCTTTTGCAGGTCTATTATACTTATATTTTTTGCTTGTACTATTCCATAGTTTTTGAATTTGGTTCTGATTAAGTATTGACCGTGTGCGAGTTACTTGGTTAAGTTCTAACTCAAGTTTTTGAATATCTTTGTTAATATTAGACATTTTTATTCATCCTCTTCTGGGCAATAACAAGTTACAATATCTTCCATTGCCTTATTAGCTTGTTTATAAAATAATTCAAAAGGTATATCATACTCTTTTGCATATATTTTGATAGCTTGCTCAAAAAGTCTATCTCCTTTTATAAAGTTTTCTTCCATTTTGTGTGCCCCTTTCTTAGGTTACATTTTAATTATACACCATAATTACTTAAAAGTAAACAACTTTTTTGTTATGTACATTTAATAGTCTTCGTGATATAATTAATGATGAAGTCATGCTGTGGAGTCACTCTTTTTTAAATAGTGCCCTTTCTATCCACAGTATGACTTTTATATTTCATAAGCTTTTATTTCAACTCTAGGATTTTCTTTATCATGATATTTATATAAATGCAGTTCAAATATCTGCCGGTCGTTTAAGTATAAACCCTTAAAAGTGACAATTCCGTACTGCTTATCTACATCTCTTTGTAAAATATCTTGTACTAAAGACACATCTAAATCTGATAATTTTGTTTTGTAATACATTTTAACTTCTAAACAAACATTGCCAGTGAACGTTGTGTGATTCTTTAGCTGGGATATTAATTGTGCCTTGGCATCTTCTACATAGGCTAGAACCTTGCGATTCTTGAACAATAGTGGTTTACCATTCTTATAACTGAATATTCTACTATTACTTTTAGAATAACACTGCCCGTATATTATCAAGTCTATTGTTTTCATAGTATACCTTTTTCTTTAAGCATTTCTCTAACCTTTTCTTTAGCATCAGATTGTTCACCTCTATAATCTGGTTTATGTATTCTTTTATCAATGTCTATTACATTTTTATTAAAGTCGTGTTTTTTTTCCATTTTTGCAACACTACTTGGCTTTATATATATTATGTTACCGTCAAGCAATGTTACAGGCACAAGTTCTAATCTACTAGCTAATTGCTTAATTCTATCTTCATCTTGTTGCCTAATTGCTGTTTCAGTGCCATCGTGATATTTAATAACCCAACTCATTTAATATATCTCCTCTTCTTTTGTCATTTTCACCATTAAGCTTTGTATAGCTTTCGATTTTGTATATAAGTCTAAAGCATTATTAATAACAGGTTTATATTTAGATTCAATATATTGATACTGTTTTAGCATAAAATTAAGATAGTCTATACACCACTTCTCACCGTATAACTCTTTCATCTCTTTAATTTTACTACGTAATACATTATTGTTTGCAATTGGTATTTTGTTTTGCTTCAAATACAAATAATACAATCTCTTAACTTCATCTGGTGCTTCACCAATTAATTTTAATTTATTTGGTTTATTATTTGGTTTATTATTTGTTTTATTATTTGGTATTGCTGTGACCGTTTGGTCAAATCCATTTGACCGTTTGGTCAAATCGAGTTTACCTTTTTGGCAATTGGTTGTGTACCATTTGGTTCTATCATAATTACTCTTATTATAATTACCAATTTTTATAAAACCATTTTCTTCAAGTTTTTTGATACATGTTCTAATTTTCTTCTCTGTTAAGTAATAGAAAAGTTTATTAAA